TGGAATACCAGATTGATTAGATTGCTTCTCTATTTCTGCATTCCTGTCTTTATATTCTTGTATAGTTCTTTTTAGATAGAACTTTCTGAGGTATATAGGTAAGTTGTAGCCTTCTGTAAAAGAAAAACCACCATTTGTGTTAAAAATTAATTGAAAGATTTCTTCGTGTATAGTTACCGAATCAGTCGACTGCAGGCCAAAAAAACGTAACGGTCATAGGGACCGATACTTTTCTCCTTTCTCCATTAGATAATGTAACTTCCGTTTCCATATCTAAATCGGGCGTCATAGAAATAACGTGCCTTCTAAATGCCATTGTATCTCGTGATAAAAATTCATTATCAACGAAGTTATTAATATATGCGCTAGCTACCTTGCCATCTATAGAAGTTATTACTTTTTTAAGACGTGTACTAACTTCTCTATCAATTTTTAATCCAACTTTTTTTAATCCATCTAACTCTTCACGAATTTCTATATCATCTTTTTGTGTTAATAGTTTAAATGTTAATTTTCTTTTAGCTGATGGAATTATATATTCAAAATTATTTACTCCACGTTCAAATTTAGAATAATCCATTTTTCTAGCTTTTACTTCACTTAAATCTACTGTACCAGTTTCATCACCTATTTGAAATTTATATTCTCCACCATATGCAAGAACTCGAGCACTTACAAACAATGCATTTTTATCTCCAAGCAATATAGTATCTAAATCTATATCTTTATCTACAATTAACTCTTTTAAAAGTACATCTAATACTATACCCTGTTCTATCAAGTTTACAGAAGTTAAAATATCTTCTTCTTTTGCTGTCATGTATTTTATTTCTACTTTACCTGTAGAAAGAGGGTTTTCTTTAGGATAAAAATATCCTTTAGATGGTAATTCCACTATTTCAGTAGGGAATTTGTTCTCATTAGCCATAATTGACTCCTATTTTTGAATTACATCAATAACCAATTATAAGTATAACCTTTATGTACGAAATAACAAATTTACTTTTTGCTTGGTGCGAATTTCTCTTTGATTGGTTTAAGTAACATATCAAATAAGATATCGTCATATTTTGTTGGAGTCATTTTCACAATTTTTTCTAATGCGTAAATAACTACCAAAATATATTCCCAATTTGCTGCTATAAATTCAGTCATTTTTATTCTCCAGTTTAATTAAAAGTTTAAGATAGCGTAATCATATGTTAACTGAACCGTGATATCTGCTACTTCACTTGAATTATACTCTAAAGTATTCCAGTTAGCTTGTGATATGAAAGCTCCCTTTAAATTCCATTCCTCAACGATATCTCCAGTCGGACCTAACATATTAAAAGTTACGTCTTTCTTATAAAAATCTGCATATCCATCACGACCCGTTACTGATTCATGTGAAAGTCTAATCCATTCAATAACTGATTGTGCCCCTGATGGTACAATTGGATCATACAGCGTTAATTCTACAGGCTGCCAAGTTGCTTTACCTTTAAGAAACCTTTTTACATTAATATGATCTAATGTAATAGTTTCAAACTGTACGCTTGGTCTATTTGCTGCCTTTACTAAAAAAGAAGGTATCCCATCAATATACCATATATACCTATTTTTAACCTTTGGTTCAAAGGTTGTAAAGAAAATCTCTTGTGCTGATAAAACATCTGGCATTTCTATCTCCAAATTAAAATAATATTTTTCACTTCAATTATAAATATCAACTAACTATAAAAACGATAATTGTATATTTTCATAGTTTTTTCATAGTTTTATTAATATTTACTTCTCTATAAAATAAATATAGAAAAAACAAAAAACCCCTCAAATACAAGAGGGGTTTTTCATTATTTTTATTCGAATTAATTACTATTCTGGAAACGCTGCCCCAGTTGGTAATACTACGAAATCCAACACTATGAACTCTGCAGTTCTTGTAGGTTGTAATAGAATTTGTCCAACAAGACGATTTCTATCAATTACATCTGGTGTGTTATTGGAATCATCCATAACAACACGAAAAGATGTTAACCCACGAGCCTGTTGAATTGATTCAAGATATGGATTCACAATATTCATGAATCTATTTCTTGTCTGAACATCATTTTGTTCAAACACTAAGAATCTTGAAGCAGAAGCAATAAACTTCTTAACTGTAATCAACAATCTACGAACATTGATTCTATCTAATGCTGAAGGTAATCCTTGTAGTGTTTTTTGTCCAAATACAGAAAATCCTTGTCCTGTAAAGTGAGCTATAGGATTAATTCTAGCATCATATAAATCATCTCTTTCAGGTCCTCTTAACTTTTTCTCTGCGCCTGAAACCATAGATAATCCACCACGATTCAAACCAGCTGGTGCGAACCATTCACTTGCTACTGCATCATTATTCGCAATTGCGTGTGCAATTACTACTGAAGGCGGCACCCAAGTTTGTCTACCAGTATTACCTACTACCTTAACCCAAGGATAGTAGACACCTGCATAATTTGTATCTAATGGTTTAACAGTTGTCTTTGTAGTAGAAATTGAATCTCCATATGCACTTGGATCGAGTACAAAAAATGCATCAGCCCTATCTTCAATTGCTGATATTGCATAATTGGTAATAGATGAATGCTGACTATGATTTACGCCAGGCATCAATAATAGATTAAAATCTACTCTCTCTGATTCTTTAATAGTATCAATCGCTCTTTTATACGAAGTATATCCAGCGGCTGAAGTACTATTAATAGCAAATCCTTGAGTATTAGTAGCTGATATATTTAACCCAGTATTAATTGCTGTATGTGGGTTGTTACCATCAAATCCCCATTGGAAAGGAACTTTAAATTTCCTTTGACTCTTATGTGAATTAGTAAGAGTTATCTCAGTAGTTGCATTTGCATATGTACTTGTACTAAATTTAGTACCAGTATCAGCTGATCCACTCATATCTTCAAGACTCATTGATACTTGAATTCCTGTACTCAATGTAGTACCTGCAGCATTTGAAGGTATCGGAGCACAGAAATTTGCATTATCTAAATCATCAAAATCAAATCCATAAGGTTCTGGATTCATTGATAATTGCGAAGTCTTTTTATCAATTTGAGTTGTTGTCATACTTGCAGTTACTACAGAATTTACATTTGAATAAAGTGTGAAATCTGCTGGCCCAGTAGCTCCGCTTACACTAGGCGGTTGTACTGGTAAATTTACTGCACCATGTCCCATTGGAACTTGACTTGCTGGAACAACATTATTTTTGATATCATCAAAATCACCAACTCTAATATATTCAGATTTATTAGGATAATCACCATATTCTGTTATATCTCCATTAGAATCCGTTGTAATAAACTTATCTCCAATTTGTCTTGCAAAAAAGTTAGTAGCACTTGGATCCATACTACAATCAGGATGTGTTTCTAACACTGCTTTATCTTTACCTGGCGCATATTTGTTAACCTGTATAGTAAATGTACCATAATCAGATCCTGGAACATCTGCTGGGGGAACAATATTATTTATTTCAACCCAACATATTCTATTAGCTCTAGTTCCTGCACTTCTTGTATAGCATCTAAATAAATTATATCTTGATGAATCAGTTAATTGTGATTGTATATATGGTGTTCTTGCAGTAGATGCTTCTTTATTACCCGTCCAAGCACTTGCTTGTCCTGTATTTCCAAAAGAAGTTGAACCACTTGTAAAATTAAGTGATCCTGTTATTACCTGAACTTGTGATTGCGCAATAGCACCTATGGTAGCTCTATAGTTTCCACTCTTTGCAAAATGACTATGTATATAATAAAGAGCTGATGTACCACCTACTCTAGTTGTAGCTTTTGGATTTGTTGGTAAAACATCCTCAATATACTTATATCCTTCCGAATCACTTCCTGAGCTAAATGACATTTTTACATTTGCTTGACTGAAATTACTTGAACTCATGTGTAATTGAAACGCATAAGCTTCATTTGTTGCGTCTACTACCTTACTAACATTAGTAGCATCGTGTGTTCCTTCTGCTGGAG